GGTTTTGCCGTTCTAATAGACTTACTAGCTTACAATACACACTATCTAGGTTTCAATGCTAATATGTTAGCAAATGAAATGTATTTAGATTCTGCTGATATAAGAAAAAATATAGTATCGTTAGCTAAAATGTTAGGTTATACACCAAACTCACCTAGAGCACCTATAGCAAATTTAGCAGTCAGAGTAAATAATGTACCCTCTACAACAACATCAATTACTATGGCTAAAGGAACAGTTTTTACAACACAAGTTGATAATACTTCTTATCAGTTTGTAACTAATCAATCATATACAATTCAACCGACTGCCGGTGTTTATAATTTTTCAAGTGTTGATATTTACGAAGGCACACTTGTTACATTTAAATATACAGTTGACTCAAATGATGTTGACCAAAAATTTGTAATACCAAGTGATAATGCAGATACATCAACTTTAAAAGTTTCTATTCAAACTTCAGCAAGTGATACAACAACTGAGGTTTATTCATTAGCAACTAGTTTATCAGAATTAAATAATACATCTAAAGTTTATTTTTTACAAGAAGGTGAAAATGGTCGTTTTGAAATATATTTTGGTGATGGCATTTTAGGTAAAAAACCAATAGATGGTAATATAATAAATTTAGAATACATTGTTACAAATAAAACAGAATCAAACGGCGCAAGTTCATTTACATTATCAGGAGATGTTGGTGGTTTTTCAGATGTAACATTAACTACAAATACAAATGCAGCTAATGGTTCAGAGGCACAAACTAAAGAATCAATTAGATATAATGCACCATTGCAATATACAGCACAAGACAGAGCAGTTACTTCAAAAGATTATGAAACAATTGTTAAGTCAGTTTATCCTAATGCTCAATCAGTTAGTGCATGGGGTGGTGAAGATGATGAAACACCACAATACGGTGTTGTCAAGATTGCAATTAAACCAATATCAGGTTCAACACTAACAACTACAACAAAAGAAAGTATTAAAACACAATTAAGAAAATACAATGTTGTATCTGTAAGACCAGAAATAGTAGACCCGGAAACTACAAATATTTTATTAACTTCAAATGTAAAATATAATGCAGCTACAACAACAAAAACTTCAGACACTTTAAAATCTGATATTATAACAACCCTTACAAACTATAATACAAATACACTAAATCAATTTGATGGTGTTTTTAGATATTCAAAAATAGTAGGACTAATTGATAATACAGATACAAGTATTGTATCAAATATTACAACATTAAAAATTAGAAAAGATTTTACACCACTTATAGGAACATCATCTAAGTATGATGTTTATTTTAGAAACGCATTATATAATCCACACTCAGGACACAATTCAAGTGCAGGTGGTATTTTAAGTTCAACAGGTTTTAAAATAGATGGTGACGCAGATACAATATACTTTTTAGATGATGATGGTCAAGGTGCTGTTAGACGATATAGTTTATCAGGTTCAACGAGAGTTTATGCTAATAATTCTCAAGGCACAATTACATATTCAACTGGTCAAGTAACAATTAATTCTTTAAATGTATCAGTAGTGGAAAATATTAGAGGTGCAGCTTCAAGTGTTATTGAATTGACAGTTACACCAAGTTCAAATGATATTGTTCCTGTAAGAGACCAAATATTAAATATAGATACAGCTAATTCAACAATCACGGTAGAGGCAGATACATTTGTTGGTGGTTCTTCCGAAGCAGGAGTAGGTTACACAACTTCAACAAGTTATACTGGTAGTTCTGGTAGTAGTTATTAAGGGTTTGTCAGATGGCAAAATTTACTGATAAAATTTCAACACTCATTAGTAGTCAAGTACCAGAATTTGTACTTGCTGACCACCCTAAATTTTTAGAATTTTTAAAATCATATTATACATTTATGGAATCGGCAGAGGTGTCGGTTACAAGTATTCAAACAACTGACGGTCTAAGATTAGAGTCAGAAATTAATACAAATACAGATGTCTTATTACTAGACGCTTCAAGGTTAGATACAGATAGAACACAATTAGATTCTGGTGATAAAGTTATTTTAGAAAGTTCTACATATGGTAAATTTACTAGAGGTGAAACAATTACTGGACAAACATCAAAAGCAACAGCTACTATTTTAAAAGAAGATTTAGAAAATGGTAAACTTTATATATCTGCTAATGATAAATTTTTAGACAATGAAACTATATTAGGTGCTAGTTCAAATGCAAGTGGTGTATTAAGTAATTATAGACCTAATCCTGTAAATAATATTCAAGACTTATTAAATTTTAGGGACCCCGATAAAGTTATATCAAACTTCTTAACAAAGTTTAGAAACGAATTTTTAAATACAATACCAGAAAATTTAGACGAGTCAGTTAGTAAAAGAAAATTAATTAAAAATATAAAATCTGTTTATAGAGCAAAAGGTACAAGTAGAGGACATGAAATATTTTTTAGAATGTTATTTGGTTTGCCTTCAGAAACTATTTACCCTAGAGAAAATATGTTACGAATATCTGATGGTAAATGGACAACAAATAAAATATTAAGAGCAATTGCTACAGCAGGTGAAACTTCAGATTTAGTAGGTAGAACAATAACAGGCCAAACTTCAGGTGCAACTGCTGTTGTTGAATCTGTTAGAAAGTTCCAAATAGGTGCAAATGAAATAACTGAATTTGTTTTAGGTGCAGATAGTATTACAGGCACATTTGCTACAGGCGAAGAAGTAAGAGGCACAGGTTCAGATAACGCAGAAAGTTTTATAAAGGCAACTACCTCTGGTATACCAGGAACAATATCAATTACAAATGACGGATTTTTATCAGCAGAAAATGATAGTGTACCAGTTACAGGTGGTGGCACAGGTTCTATAATTCAAGTTAATGCAATTGGTAATGGTGGTCTTACAGATTTTATTATTGATGACGCAGGTACAAATTATGAAATAGGCGATAACTTAGTTTTTAATAATGCAAATACAAATGGTGGTAACGCTTCAGCAGCTGTATCAGTTGTAAATGGCGGTATTACACCTGAAGATTCAACTTCAACAACGGATGACCATATTGTATTAGAAGATGAAACAGTAAGAGGTGACCCATATACAGGAGATAAAATTGTACAAGAATCAGGTACAGGTTCAAATGATATTACAGATATAAGAATTATAAATGCAGGTTCAAACTATACAACTTTACCTACAATTACAATAACAAGTTCCGCTGGTGATGGCGCAAAAGTTTTAGCAAATGGTACAAATATTGGTAGAGTTTTAGGTTTAAAAATAGTTGAGCCTGGTGCAGAGTATCATCAATCACCTAGCCCACCAACTTTAGATATACCAGGTTCAATGATACTAAAAGATATATCAGGTTCTTTTGTTGCAGACCAAGGTATGACTTCATTAGATAGTTCAAGTACAACTATAACAGCGACTTCAACATCTTTTGATTCTAATTTACAAATTTTAAAATTTAAAGCGCCATCAGGTACTTTTCAAGTAGGTAGAATAATTACATTAGCTAACGGTGCTACTGCTACTATAGCAAGAGTTCAACAATCAACAGCAACAACAACTGTAACTGCTGTCGCAGATACTAACGGAACATTTGTAAATGAAGATGGTCATATTTCAGATGACGCTATGAGAATACAAGATAGTTTATACTATCAAGATTTTTCTTATGTGTTAAAAGTAGGTCGTGCCATAAATGACTGGCGAGATAGTTTTAAATCAACTATGCACACAGCAGGTTTTTATTTTACTGGTCAAGTTAACATTGAAAGTAGAATTAGTGCTCAAATTTCACAACCAGTTGAAGGTATCATATCAGGCCTTTCAGAAAGTCCAATATTTGGTATTATCAATACTTTATTCTCTACTATATTTGGTAGAAGATTAGGAACAGTAGATGATGGTACATCATTAAGAGCAAACTCACAATTAGGTGTTGACCCAGACTTTGATGATAGCACAAGCGAACACTTTACACCGAATACTAGAGATATAACTTTAAGAAGAACATATACAATTATTTTAAATCAAAGAAGTACATTATATAATATTACTTCAAGAGGTGATTCTTATTTAAGAGGTTTTGCATATGGCGGACCAACAATGAAAAGTTTAGATTTACACAACAATCCATTTTCTTCAAGTAACTTATATTCTGGCACACATACTCATGCTCAAACCACATCAATTGCTGGTAGTATAAATGGTACAAATAGATATATTTCACCACTTAAATTTGAAAACTGGCGAGACCATAGAGTTATTGGTTTTAGTGATACAGATATTGATGGTGAAAGATTTACTATTGCAGAATATAATATAAGTCAAATGAAACAGCCTATTACGATACCAACAGAAATTATAGTATCAGCGCCAGGAACAACATTTGATACTACATCAATTAAATTTGATACAACAACGGTAACTTTTGACCAAACTTAATGAGAAACTTGTATAAATATTAGGGAAATTAGAGAGTAAGATGGCAAAACAAACAATAGCAATCGGTAGTTCAGCAAATGACGGCACAGGAACAACAATTCGTGCTGGCGGTGACCTAATTAATGATAATTTTAATGAGATTTATACTTATCTAGGTGACGGCTCAAACTTAAATAGTGCTTTGTTAACTATTGTTGATGAAAGTTCGACAGAATCCTCTATTAATATTGGTGAAAGACTTGCTATTACAGGTGGCACAAACTTAACTTCAACCGTATCTGGCGACTCTGTAAATATAACGCTAAATAGTACAGTAACAGGATTAACAAGTGTACAAACAGAAACACTAACAAACAATTCTGGTAACTTATTAGTAGATAGTGCTACATACATAACAGAATTTAGAGGTGGTGGCAGTACAGATGGTCAGATACAATTAAATTGCCGAAATAACTCCCACGGTCAAAAAATTATGGCACAACCTCATAGTGAGGGTGTTACAAATGAAATGTTATTGCCTAAAGGCTCTAACTCAACATTAGTTTCAGAGATTGCAACGCAAACTCTAACAAATAAAACTATTGGCATAGGTCAATTAACTTGCAATACAAGAGCATATACTGGTGACGGTTCGACAGTTGCATTTACGGTAACAAACGGTCAAACAGTAGAAAATGTTTTGGTGTTCATAAATGGTGTATTTCAGAGGCCAACCACCGATTTTGGTATTTCTGGAACAACATTAACTTTTGGTACAGCTCCTGTAACGGCGGATGTAATAACGATTAAGGAACTGTAATAAATAGGAAAGTAAAATGGCAAACAAAATAAAAGAATCAAATATAACTGACGGTGCAATAACTTCCGATAAGATAGCACCAGGAACAATTGCTAATGATAGATTAGCAGGTTCTATTGCAATATCAAAATTAGCAACTGACCCAACAAACGCTTCTAATATTGCGTCAGGAACATTAGCAAACGCAAGACTAACTGGAAGTGGTGCTATTACAATTAATGGAAATGCAGTTTCATTAGGTGGTTCTGTAACAGCAGGCACAGACTATCAATCAGTTGTTTCAACTAATACAACCATGGTCGCAGGAAAAGGGTATTTTGTAGATAGTTCAGGTGGCACAATTC